TTAGAGGCATCTGCGTAGCCTAAAGCCAATATTGACCAGCCGTAGGCTCGTTCAAACGTGGACATCCTCATTAATTCGTGTTTTGCGTTAATCCGCGTCAATTCTTTCTGAATTTGATTGTCAAAGGTTTTGTCCTGTTCATTGCCTTCCAAATACAGTTGGAACCAATGGTCAAAAATGTCATGAGCAACTGTGAACACGATTCTGTGAGCTACGGGTTCGCGTGTGACAGCGAATGTGCGGTCTTCATCAAGGATTTGCGCGCCGAATTCGCCTCCGCCACCCGTTCCGCCTAATGGAATGGACATGGCTCTGCCTCTGGGAACAGCGGAAGATAAGCCGATTCGTCGTAAGTCGAAACGTTTAACGCTCATTCTCTTGCCTTTCCTTTAAATTTGAGATTCCACTCGAAACCATGATGGACATAGACTACTTTGCCGTCTTTATCAGTTATTATGAGGCAATGGCTCATTCTCGTGCTTTCCCCTTACTGCTAATCTGTTTGAAGTCAAACCCTTCTGAATTAATCACGCCATGAAACGTGCAGTTGCCGCATGAAACTTCTGCATCCCACCCTTTCGGATTTCTGACAAACTTCTCCAAAACAAGGCCATTGTGACCGCAAGCCGTACAATGTTGCTTTGATATGAGTTCTTTGAAATGTTTCGCTTCTTCCAAAGTGGCAAGCAAGGTTTCTTCATGTTTTCTACGTTTAAACCGCGTGTACCATGCGAATAACGAGTCTTCTTTTTCTTCTCTCCGCAACGTCTTATCTGGAACATATGGGGCACTCATTCTTTCCAATCTTCCGCTGTGTCAGCACCTATTTTGAAGTTGCATTTTGGGCATTTCAGAACATAGTTGTATCTTGGATATTTTGCAGGTATAGACGCATCACTAGGAAAATCTGGTTCCTCTCCTTCAACCAATTTTGAGCCGCATTTGAGACAGAAATATTCAGTCATTTTAATTCATCAATTTGATTTTCAGTTAGGTTGTCAAGTTCGGGAAATAATCTGGATAAACAGCCTCGAAACTTTTCAGTTGTTCCTCTCCTAGCTTTCACTGAAGGAACTATATACTTCATCGTATATACTTCTGAAATTATGTCTCGCGTGTTTGTTATGATAGTAGGTTTCTTCATTTTTATCCGAATCTCCAAGCATCAGGCGCACCACGATGACGCAACTGCTCAAACGCACCACTCACAGCATCCACTTGATCATCATGCGCTGTTTCAGGAAAACCTTCAAACTCATCCAACAACATCGTATTCCAAGGAGCCTGTTTAAGAAGCACGTTTCCAGCTTCAGCCGCACTTGAAACAGGAACAGCCCGTTCCGCTTTCGGCCCTGTGCTTTTAATTCCCCAGAAGGGGAAACCACGTAACACTTGTCGTGCATAATAGTCGATTTGTCCGATTCCGCTGCTTCCTGGTTCTTGTTCCATGTAAATTCTTGTGCCATGCGGATCAAGTTGCGCGGTCTGTTTGATTAATGCTTCAACTTGAGGCGGCGGCTTTCGGATTCGTTTGATGTCGAGAATGTGGAAGATTCCTTTTGCTTCGCCACACAATGCGCCAACCGTGTAGTCTGGATCTCTATTGCGTTTGGGTTCCGTTGCTGCCATGTCCCAGAACCGTACAAGTCTAAGTGCTACGGGTGCTTCACGTTCAATCTGGAACCATTCGCGCAAGAAAATGTTGCCGCCATGTCTTGCCGTCCATTCTCCGTTGAGATACTGCATTCGAGTGATAGGGTCTAGTTCGTTTAGGCTTTCAATGTATTTTTCTCTGTCTAAGGATGGGTTGTCTTCAAGTTTTGCTGGAATGAACACTCGCCCGTACTGTGAGGCTTCAACCATGAACCGCTGTTTAACCCAATCATGCCCGATGTTGCCTGGGTTGCTGGCGGCTCTCATACGCAAAGGAATGGGACTGTCAACTGGCCGTCTGAGTCTGCTGAACAAATAGCGGTATTGTGATTCTAGGAACTGTGTGAGTTCGTCGAAGCCGATGTACTGAAACTCTGCGCTTTGGTAACGGAATTTGTCTTGTTCATGCTCCAAATTGCCAAAAGTTAATGTTGCACCAGACGGAAACGTCCAGATATGGTTCATAGTGTTGAAGTGGGCTTTTGTTCCGCCAAGCCATTCCTGTGATCTATCCATCAATGCGCCTGGCAATGCTAAATCAGTGAAGCTGCGTCTGAAAATGATTGCCGAGTATTTTGGGACATCAACGAATTGAAGTGCTGCCATGAGAAGTGCATCGCTTTTGCCTCCGCCTGCAGCTCCGCCGTAAAGGGCTTCGCGGCAGTCCAGCATAAGGAAACTAGCTTGTTTCGGATGTGGCTGGTGGGGAATCCACTGGTTCTCTAAGACGGTTTGCTTGAAGAATTCTATCAAGTTCAGCTTCAGTTGCTGCCTCATAGTTTCTGATTGACATTGTGACAAGTTCACACCTCTCTGTAATCCTAATGTCCTCTGTACTTTCAATATGACGAGTGATCGTTTGAGCCACAAGTCGAGTAAGTTGCCTGAATGCTTCCCGTGGATTGTCAATTTGCATTTGCCGATACCGTTTCACCCATTCCGCTGACAAAGCATTCTGAAATTCCCTAGTATCCATCAATCTATGAATCTTCAAAGTAACAGTCGTGCGATTCAAACCCAACTCGCTGGCTATCTCTGCATGTTCCTTGCCTTCAAACAACATCTGCAGAATTCTGGGCGCATCCGCAATGTCCCGACTGTTCAACTCCGTCAAATTCCTCGGCAGTGAACGCTTCACAATTTCCAATTCACTGTCCGTGGAATCTGCTGTAGGATCTTTCTTTTCACTCATAACTCAGTCACCAAAATATCCTTCATTTTCAAATAACCCTCGAATGGGGGACATTTCTTAAACGCGTTGCTACATTCAGATCGATCCTTACAATGGCAACATTCACAGACGCCACACCACTTTCTAAGACCTTGTAATTCTACCCCTTTTGTGAACCTCTTCTTGCTTAACACTTTCAACATCAATCACCATTAATTTTCAATCAGACTGCGAAAATCAGTCAGTTTATCTTTCGTGAGTACTAGATTATCTCCATACCCGAGATTCTTGATGAACCCAAACTGTTTTATATCTTGCTTAGTTGCGTACCCATGAATTGTGACCCACATATCGTTCCCTGAAGTAAGAACATAAAGATCAGCCTTTACGTCGTCAGGAGATCCGTTTCTATTTATGATGAGATGACCATTGATGTAACTTGTCCATTTTACATCAATCTTCGTGTCATGCCAAAGAAAATCGTAACCGCCATCACCGCCAAACCCAAAGATTTGGCGCGGTTCTAGATTCAGCATTTTTCCGACGGCAATCTCTCCGCAAAGTCCACGATAATCATAAAACAAAGAACATTCAGGGCTAGCAACAATTCGATCAGGAATACCATTATCTCGCTTAACAGTATTTCTTTGAATCATAGCTTTCAAGGCAAACGCCCTGTCAGCGTTAGTAAGTTCAACTTGTAGATCGTGACTGACTTCAAACATTAAAACACCATATCCCAATCACTTTGAAACCGTCAAACCCAAACCCGAAACACTTTCAAAACCCCAAACCCAAACTTTTTCCATGACTAACAAAGACACAATCAAACCTTCAAGGAACAAATATACGATGATGCTTTCTAATGAGAACCTCATTCCTATCCTTCTTCCACACTTTTCCGCCACGGACTTCGAGAAATGGGGTAAGCCAAATGGTAGAACCGCTCAGTATTGAGGCAACCTCCAAAGATCTCACATAACGCTTCCGTTCCTTACGAGATTGACCCATACAATCACGATTACACCGTCTCTCACGTTCACGAAAACTCATAAGTAATCCCTACAGTACAATTAATTACCAATCACCCCTGCTACAAACACCATCAGACAAATTTGAAACCGCGCTGATCTCGACTAACTTAAACACAATCAAGAAAACGCGTAAGAGAATCAACGATGTCTTTAAGCTTAGCGACATATTCCTTATGCTTTCGCCTAGCCTTACGATTGATTACTCTCATAGCTACGAGTTGTCTTTGCTTATCCTTATATGGCACCGTTTACACCTCAAATTACCCCAAACCCCAAACACAAAAAACCCATAACCAACTCCGCGGGCATGTTGGAAATCTTTGTGTACTTTTTGGGTGACTATCTATGCAGACTCTGTGATGCTGTCAATCATTGGATCATTGTTATTGATGATGTTGTTGTTACTGTATGCTTGTGTTATGCTTGGGTATGCTCATTGTGCCACGCGTGTTGTGCAGACTGTTACGACATCATATTCGCCACAATATAGTGGCGCACTACTGTTAATTGAGAATATTCTGTACAGCGATAAGTTTGTTGTGAACTTCCACAAATCGATCATGATATATGTTCATCCACTTCTCTGTTTCTTTCAGTTTCAGGTTAATCACCTCTGTGTCGTGCTTGTTCTGCTACTATATAATTGTAACTTGGTGTAAAATAACAACCACTACTTAACCACTTAGCCACATTGCCGTTGTTACAGATCACTGTTACTGCCAAGTTACCATGAGTACGAGTTCCAGGTCACTACTGTTCTGCTCTGATATAGTAGCAGACCACGCATGGCGTAGTTATGTGACGGCGCGTGTTTTGATGGTCTTGTGGTGTTAGGTGTCGTTGTGTAGTTTGACTTCACTCGGTTGTAATGGTGTTACAGTGTTGTGTTATGTTATGGTGTGCTTACGCGTTGTGTTGTTACGTTGTTATGTGGTGGTGATTAGATCGCTGTACTGTCTGTACTGTGTTTCTTGTTTGTGTTTGAGGCAGTCAGGAGCGAGATGGTTTTCCTTTTTGTTGGCGGTTAAGTGTTTGTGTTGTTAGCAACCTAAACGTTTATATGTTTGTGTGATGTCATCACTATTGGTGTACGATATGACAAATTCAAAGTATCCTTATGATCCTGGCACCGCGCCTAATTGTTGCTGGAACTGTCATTTCTCTGAGCATTTTATGACAGATCAATATAGATGCGTCAGTAAGGATAAGAAGGCCCTATACTATGGGCAGAAGTATATTT